GTAAAGTTTACGAAATTAATGGGACAACAGTTCTATCTGGGTCAGCATTGGGGACTGGAGTTACTGGTTCCTCATTAACTTCTGTTGGAACAATCGGTACTGGTGTTTGGCAAGGTACTTTGATCGGTGCTACTTATGGTGGAACTGGTGTTAATAATGGATCAAATACATTAACTCTTGCAGGTAACGTCACTCACGCTGGTGCATTTACTCAGTCATTTACTGCTACCGCAAACACAGCAGTTACTCTGCCCACTACTGGTACTCTTGCAACATTAGCTGGTACTGAAACATTTACTAATAAGACTTTAACTAGTCCAACTCTAACTACTCCTGCGCTCGGAACACCAGCATCTGGAGTATTGACAAGTTGCACAGGACTTCCGATCTCGACTGGTGTTTCTGGTCTTGGTACTAATGTTGCAACATTCCTTGCCACTCCAACTGCTGCTAACTTAGCAGCTACTGTAACAGATGAAACTGGTTCGGGTGCATTAGTATTTGGCACAAGTCCATCGCTGACAACTCCAACCCTCAATAGTGCAGTTGTAGATAATAACAATGCTGTTTCTGCGGCAGGTTCTACACAAGGTACTGCTACTGCATTGACAGTTGACTATAACGTAGTTACTACAGTTGCTGCATCTACTGGAGTTAAACTCCCAACTGCCACTGCTGGTCGTAGAATCGTAATTGTCAATAAAGGCGCAAGCACTCTCACGATCTATCCTGCGACTTCGGCATATATCGATGCTGGATTGATTAATGCTGGTATTTCTGTTGCTTCAAACGGTTCAATTGAATTAATGGCATCATCTATAACACAGTGGTATTCTATCTCTCGTGTTGCAATTTTTGATTCATCAGGGAATCTTTTAAACTAATGGGAACAATTGTTCAAATCAAAAGAAGCGAAACTGCCAATGCAATACCTTCTGTGGGTGATATTGCAGTGGGAGAACTTGCAGTAAATTTAGCAGACGGAATACTATACTCGAAAAAAACTGATGGTAGTATTATCGAAATTGGTAGTAGCAATTTACCAGACGAGTATTATCTTTCGTCAAACCAAGATTTTGGTTTAATTACACAAAATGTGGATACCACGTTAAATTTGGGTGATGTTGGAACTGAATCTTCTGCATCAAAAAGTCTTGGTGATATTAGCATTTACGTTGAATCTGTCGGTGTGCCTGCTTCATCCACATCATCTGGAACAGTAAATACTATCGCAATTGATACCAATTATCTCTACATCTGTGTTGCAACCGATACTTGGAAGAGAGTGCAACTCTCTTCCTGGTAGTTATAAATAGTCCCAAAGAGGACAAGATATGGCAATTTCATCAAGACAAGGGTTAATCGATTACTGCCTTCGCAGACTCGGATTTCCGGTAATTGAAATCAACGTTGATGACGATCAGATTGAAGATCGTATCGATGATGCATTGCAGTATTTCCAAGAGTTTCATTTTGATGGCGTTGAGAGAGTGTATCTTCAACACCAGGTTACGGGCGCAACGCTTAAATTTTCTGGTCTATCAGCTCCATCATTTGAAGTAGGTGAGTTATTGATTGGTGCAACTTCTGGTGCAAGCTGCTACGTTGTTTCTATCAACGGCACAAATTTAATTGTAAGTAAAGTATCTGGAACATTTACAGCCAGTGAAATAGTTACAGGTGAAACTTCTGGCTTTAGTAGAACATTAACACCAACAGCTTTTTATACTCCAGGTGATATTGAGAATGGATATGTATCTATTCCTGATGCCGTTATTGGCGTTATCAGAGTATTGCCAGTAAATGGTCCAAGCTCTGGTATGAATAACGCAAACAATATGTTTGATGTTATGTATCAATTCCGCATGAATGATATGTATAATCTATTGTCGGCAGACATGATTTACTACACACAGATGCAACAATATTTGTCAATGCTTGACATGCTTCTGGTCGGTGATAGATCATTTGCATATAATCGTAAGACAGACAAGTTAGAAATTCATTGTAATTGGACCGATGTATTTGATCCGGGCGATTTCATTATTGTTGAATGTTACCGTATCATCGATCCAAATACATACACTCAGGTCTATGACGATAGATTCTTGAAAGAATATGCTACCGCTTTAATTAAAAAGCAGTGGGGAATCAATATGAAAAAATTTGGTGGTATGCAATTACCAGGTGGTATCGTTATGAATGGCCAACAAGTCTATGATGAGGCGATAGAGGAAATCAGGCTGATACAACAAGATATGCAACTTAGCTCGGAACTTCCCGTCGATTTTATGGTGGGATAAGATATGCCTACCAACTTCTACTTTCAATCTGGTAATACATCTGGCACAACAAACGAACAGCGTTTGTTGGAGGACCTGGTTATCGAAAGCATGAAGATTTATGGACATGATGTTTACTATCTTCCTAGAACCATAGCAAACCAAGATCCAATTCTATTTGAAGATGCGTTATCATATTTCACTCAAGCATATCCATTGGAAATGTATCTTGAAAATACAGAGGGCTTCGAAGGCCAAGGCGAACTACTAACAAAGTTTGGCTTTGAGTTTAGATCCACCGCAACGTTTGTTGTTGCGAGACGCCGTTGGGAAGAATCTGTGGGTAGAAATGCAGAAAATTTGCAGTTACCAGAGCGCCCATCTGAAGGCGATCTGTTGTTTTTTCCTAAAACAAAGACGTTCTTTCAAATCAATTATGTAGACTTTCTAAATCCTTTCTACCAGCTGGGGAAGATTTACACATATAGAATGTCGTGCCAAGTATTTGAATATAGTTCTGAAACTATCGATACTGGGCTTGAAGAAATCGATAGCATTACCGATGGCTTAACTCAAGACATTTTTGATTGGCAACTTATCATGGAGTCTGGTGATTTTGTTCTATCGAATACCGGCGACTCAATTATCCTACAAGAAAGCGGTACAACAAACGTTGATTCTTTAGATCAGACTAATCAGTTCGAAAATGAAGCGGGTGAGTTCTTAGATTTCACAGCATTCAATCCATTCGGTGAAGTTCAAGTAAGGACAGCGGCATAATGTTTTTGAAGCAGCATTTTTATCATCAACATATTCGTAAAGCTATCATTGCTTTTGGAACGATATTCAATCAACTAACCGTAGAGCGTAAAAACTCTGCGGGTGAAGTGGCTCAGTCCATTCGAGTGCCTCTCGCATACGGACCTAAAGATAAATTTCTAGCAAGAGTTGCTGCGGTACCTGGAAATGATCCTGCGTCGGTTGCAATCACATTGCCTAGAATTGGGTTCGAGATTACAGGCCTTCAATATAATCCACAACAGAAATTGAATATTCTTACAAAGAATATCGCAGTAGGTGTGGGTGACGATGCAGATAAAGTAAGAGTGCAGTATACTAGCACACCATATACTTTATCGATATCCCTTTTTATCGTGACAAAAAATCAAGACGATGGTCTTCAAATCATCGAACAGATTTTACCGTTCTTCAATCCAGATTTTTGTGTGTCCATAACTGATATCCCAGAAATGGGAATCAAAAGAGACTTACAAATTATATTGGAGAATGTCTCATACGAAGACAATTACGAAGGGGAGTTTACACAAAGACAATCTATTGTGTGGAATCTAACCTTCAATCTTGGTCTAAACTTCTACGGTCCAGTTGATATGCAGGGTTATATTAAAACTGCAATCGCTAATACATATGCGGCCATTAATCCGAGTGTGGACACGTTGGAAAAAATTAAGTATCAAGTAACCTATACGCCTAATGATGCATCCTATCTAGATGATTGGAATTATGTGGAGCAATTTGATGAAGCCTACGAATAATCAATACGATAAATTAGATGCCATTTTTGGCACACATATGGATGAAGTGCTGAGTTCGAAAGAAGAAAAACTACCAGCAGTGGTTGAAGAACCCCTGGTACCTCAAATTATATCCACTGGCGATGATATCGAAGATGACTATCTAGTCGCAAGAAAAAAACTAAACGATTTGATTGGTACCAGTCAACAAGCACTTGAAGGCATGTTGAATGTCGCTCTTGCTAGTGATAGTCCTCGCGCATATGAAGTGGTGGGTCAGTTGATAAAGACCACGGGTGACGCAGCCAAAGACCTTCTTGATTTGCAGTCCAAGAAAAAAAGATTGCGTGATGAAGAACCGAAGAAACAGAATATTGATACACAAAACAATATTATCTTTTCTGGTTCTACATCTGATTTACTTAAAGCATTGAAGGCCGAGAAAGCTAAAGTAATAGATCATGAGTGAGGAATCCTCGTACCACGGTAATATTAACTTAAAGCCGATTGGTCATAAGCATAACTTTACATTTGAGCAACTGGCAGAGATTGAAAAATGCCAGGAAGATCCTATTTACTTCATTGAAAATTATTGTATGATTGTTACTCTGGATTATGGTCTACAGTTGTTCAAGTTGTATGATTGCCAGAAAGAAAAAGTAAAACATATTCTAGATAATCGTAAAGCGATTCTTATGGAAGGTCGCCAGCAGGGTAAAACTATTACTTCGGCTGCTTGCATTCTTTGGTATACTCTCTTTCAAGATTCTAAAACAGTTGCTATCATGGCAAACAAGACGGCCGCTGCTCGTGAAGTTATGGCTCGTTATCAAGGTATGTATGAACACTTGCCTCTATGGATGCAACAGGGTGTCAAGACATGGAACAAGGGTGACGTAGAGCTAGAAAACGGCTCTAAGATTTTCACCGCTGCTACAACTGCATCTGGTATTCGTGGTAAGTCTGTTAACTGGCTATACATCGATGAAGCCGCGATCATTCCAAACACCGTCGCAGAACAATTCTTTGCTTCTGTTTATCCTACCATTTCGGCTGGGCAAACAACAAAGATTCTTCTGACATCAACTCCACTCGGTTACAATCACTTCTGGAAATTCTGGAACGAGGCTGAAAAAGGAAACAACGGCTTTGTGCCTATGTTTATTCCTTACCACAGAATTCCTGGTAGAGATGAAGCCTGGGCAGAAGAGCAACTACGCTTGCTTGGAGAACTAAAGTTTAACCAAGAAGTTCTTTGTGAATTTCTTGGTTCAAGTAACACTCTCGTTTCAGCCAAGACTTTGGGTGCAATGAGTTCGATTGATCCTATTCACGCAAAAGATGGACTGGATATTTTTGAAGAACCTATCGATGGCCATATCTACGCAATGGGTGTAGATACGGCGCGAGGTGTAGGCGGAGACTATTCTGCCTTCACAGTTTTGGATGTTACAGAAGCGCCATACAAATTGGTGGCTAAGTATCGTGATAATAAAATTGCTCCGATGTTGTTTCCTAACATTGTAGCTAAAGTAGGTACCGACTACAACAAGGCATATATTCTTGTTGAAATCAATGATATCGGTCAACAAGTGGCTGATATTCTACACATGGAGTTAGAGTATGATAATATTCTGACTACTGTGAAGACCGCTTTAAAGCAATATCTATCACCTGGGTTTGGTACAAAAACACAACGCGGTGTTAGAATGACGAAACAAGTAAAGAGACAGGGCTGTTTTGCCTTGAAGTCTCTACTCGAAGAACAAAAATTATTAGTATTTGATGCCGAAACTATTTCTGAGTTCTCTACTTTCATCGAAAAGCAGGGAAGTTGGATGGCAGATGAAGGTTACTTTGATGATCTTGTAATGAGTCTGGTTCTATTAGCTTGGATGACAAGTAATCCATACTTCAAAGATATGACAAATGTTGATATCAGAGAAAGAATGTATAAGGACCAGATGGATCAAATTGAAGAGGACATGACTCCGTTTGGAGCAATAAATAATGGATTTCAAGAAGACTATTTCGTATCAAATGGTGATCTTTGGAAAGTATCTGATGAGGATGAGCCTCGACGAGAAGGTTGGCTACTGTAACTTTTACATTTTTATAAATAAAAACATAAAACATAAGACGACAAGTTAATATTGTCAAGTTTACAACGAGGAGAAGAATATGGCTTTTCAATTATCGCCAGGTGTCCTAGTAGCAGAAAAGGATCTAACAAACGTTATTCCAGCCGTATCGACTTCGGCAGGCGCGTTTGCTGGTTACTTCAACTGGGGTCCTGTAGAAGAAATTTTTACCGTAAGTTCAGAAAATGAACTTCGCAAGTATTTTGGTCTACCACTAAGCCCTACTGACTGGTTCACTGCCGCCAACTTCCTGGCATATGGCAACAACCTTCAGCTTGTTCGCGCTGTAGGCTCAGCCGCAGAGAATGCTACATCTGAAGGTAGCGGTGTTTACATTCCTAATCGAGACGCTTATGAAGCCACTTATGCAAACGGTGGCACCCCGAATGGTGATGTAGCTGCTAAATACCCTGGTCTTTATGGCAATAGCCTTGAAGTTCAATATGCCGACGCAACTTCGTTCGATGGCTGGGAATATGCTTCATTCTTTGATGGTGCCCCTGGCACAAGTTCTCAGGCCGCTGCGGTTGGCTGTTCAAATGACGAACTACACATTGTAGTTATCGATACACTTGGTCGTTTTTCTGGTGCAATCAATACAGTAGTTGAGAGATTTGCCTTTGCTTCTAAGCAGGTTAGTAACAAACTGGCTGACGGTACAAACAACTACTACAAGGAAGTTCTCAACCAACAATCACAATATATCTGGTGGATGAATCACCCATCAGGTAGAAACTGGGGTGCTACTTCTGCAACTGCATTCGATGGTACAGAACAAGACGGTCAATCCGCTGGCCAAGACGCACTAGTTTTGGACTTAAATGGTGGTAATATTGCTACGCCGACAACTGGCGATCTACAAGATGCTTACAGTCTGTTTGCAAACAAAGAAATTGTAGATATTTCGCTTGTCCTAACCGGTGGTCACGCAGCCGCAGTAGTAACTCACGTTATCGACAACGTAGCGTTAGCTCGTTTAGATTGCGTTGTATTCCTATCACCACCCCTTGCCGCTGTATACAACAACGCTGGCAGTGAAGCTGCGGATGTAGTTGAATATCGTCAAGATGATATTAACCGTAACACTTCATACGCCGTTATGGATTCTGGCTGGAAGCGCCAGTATGACCGCTATAATGATGAATATATCAATGTTCCTCTGAATGCTGATACTGCTGGTCTTTGTGCCCGCACAGATCAGACAAACGATGCCTGGTGGTCACCTGCTGGCTTCAATCGCGGTCAACTCAAGAATATTGTTAAGTTAGTTTGGTCACCAAATCAAACAGAACGCGACACACTTTACAAGAATGGTGTTAACCCAGTAGCT